AGCGCGCAACCGCATCGCTTGATACGCAGTACACGGAACTGCCAGCCGATTTCCTGCAAATGATCAACATTCAGTTGAACACAGCAACGCCCATGAAGTTGTCATTTGTGAGCAACGAGCAAGCCGATGATCTGCGATCCACTTACTTTGCAGCCGCCAACGAACCTAAGTATTACTCGATTGTCGGTCAAACGTTTGAAGTGATCCCTTCGCCTGGTGGCGAATACACGGTTGAAATGTCGTACTACAAAAAGATTCCGGCGCTTTCGGATAGCAATACAAGCAACTGGTTGCTTGCGAAATCGCCAGCCATGTATCTATATGGCGCATTGGTTCAAAGCGCACCTTACTTGCGCGATGATGACCGCATCACTACCTGGGGCACCTTATATAAGGAAGCCTTCAACGATCTAATGCTTGAAGAGCAAAGGTCAAACTTTAGCGGCACAACGCCGCGCATGAGAGCAAGGAGTTATTGATATGGCGGGTTCATTTTCAGATTACCTGGAAGATAAAGTGATGAAGCATGTGTTTACTAACACGGCTTACACATCACCATCTTCGCTTTACGTCGGTCTTTTTACCGTTGCACCAACGGATGCCGGTGGCGGCACGGAAGTATCGGGTAACGCTTACGCACGCACCGCAGTTACGTTTTCGGTAAGCGGTACGTCACCAACGTCGGCAAGCAACTCGGCTAACGTTGAATTCCCTACGGCAACGGGTTCATGGGGTACGGTTGTGGCGGCAGCTATTTTCGACGCTAGCACATCAGGCAATATGCTGTCATGGGCTGATCTCACAACGTCCAAAGCCGTTGGTAATGGTGACGTATTCCGCTTTGCAACAGGCAATCTGGCCGTTACGCTTTCGTAAGTAAATGGCGCTGAACTATGGTTCTGGTTTATACGGCAGTGGCAAATGGGGAACCGATGCCAGTGTTGACAACTATGGTTCGGCTGCCTATGGTGCCGGCAAGTATTCCGCACCTGATCAGAATTACGTTGAAGGCAATGCAACTGCAGCTTCCACGTCAACCATGGAAGCGTCTGGCGATAAGACGCCAGGCAGCGGAAGCAATTACGGGTTCGGTGCTTACGGTTCGGGAAGCTACTCAGGGACGTCCGTTATTTATGTTGACGGGCAAGCCAACGCAGCATCCGAGTCCGCTGTTAGCGCAGTTGCAAGCATTCTCTTTAGCGTTAGCGCAACCGCTGCAAGTGATTCAAGCCAAACGGCTGATGCACAAGTTGACCGAAACGCGCAAGCCACATCAGCAAGCGAAAGCAATGCAAGCGCATTGGGTTCCATTGTTCAGGATGGCGCAGCAACCGCGGCAAGTGTTTCAACGGTTACGGCAACGGGCGAAGGCTTGGTGGATGGAGCTGCCACCGCTGCAAGTACAAGCGCAGTATCAGCAAACGGCGATAGATTCCTTGGCGGGATTGCCACTGCCGCATCAGAAAGTGAAGCTACCGCAAACGCTGAAACATTCTCAAGCGGCCAGGCAACAGCCGCCGCGGAATCCTCTGCAACGGCTCAGGCTGATGTTGACATTGGAAACTCAGCATTTGCCGAAGCCGAATCAAGCGTTACAGCTGATCCCACAACAACTTGGTGGGCACAAGCGACGGTTATCAGCACAACAAGCATGTCAGCCGATGGTGGCTTGAAATGGGAACCTGTTGCACCTGTAACCACCACTTGGACAAACATCACAGATCCGTCCAACACATGGACGCCAATCAATTCACCATGGCGGGATGCCGCCTAACGAGGTAAATCATGGCCGATACAACAACCAGTAACCTTTCACTTACCAAGCCTGAAGTTGGCGCGTCAACGGACACATGGGGTTACAAACTCAACACGAATATGGATACGCTTGATGCGTTGTTCGCATCAGCGGGTGGCGGCACAAGCGTTGGCTTGAACGTTGGCGCAGGTAAGGTACTAAACGTTGCAGGAAAACTCCAAACAAAACCAATCCTTGAGTCAGCAAACATTGCTGCAACCGCGGCAACCGGAACAGTTAACGTTGATCTTGCAACGCAAGCCGTTAACTATTACACATCAAACGCGTCAGCCAATTGGACATTCAATTTTCGGGGCGATGGTTCAACAACGCTGAATAATTTTATGACCACAGGTCAGGCATTGACGTGTGCGTTTCTCGTAACGAATGGCGCAACAGCATATTACCCAACAGCATTTCAGGTTGATAGCACAACGACAAACGTTAGCGTGAAGTGGCAAGGAGCATCAGCCCCATCATCCGGGAATACTACATCCATAGATGCTTATGCTTTTAGCATTGTAAAAACTGCTGCAAGCACTTATACAATTTTTGCCAGCCAAACAAGATTTGCATAGAGGTTTTTATGACAGCATTATCTACACTCGGAGCTGCATCAATTAAAACCTATGGTTTTTTGAAACAAGCAAGTATTCCAGGCGATGTTTTATTGGTTGGAGGCGGCGGTGGTGGCGGAAGAAATATTGGGGGTGGTGGTGGCGGCGGAGGTTTTAGAGAAAAAAGTTTGACTTTTGCGAGAGGTGCTACATATACCATATCCGTTGGTGCTTCTGGGGCTGGCGGCGCATATGCCGATGCTACAAGGGGTGGTAACGGAGGCAATTCTTCAATCTCTGGCGCGGGGTTGACCGCAGACCCAGGCTCCGCTGCTGCTAACACTGTTGTCGCTTATGGCGGTGGTGGTGGTGGTTCTTATGATGGTGCTGGAGGTGGTAATACCGGCTTAAGTGGGAATGATGGAGGCTCTGGCGGCGGTGGCGGCGCAGGGAATACAACTGCTGGCCCGAAAGGTAACGGCAACACACCAACAACATCACCATCTCAAGGAAGTGATGGTGGTGCAGGACGTGCAGGAACATCCCCTTGGGCCGGTGGTGGCGGTGGTGGCGCTGGAGGAACGGGCGGCACAGGAACGACAACGGCTGGCGCAGGTGGCGCAGCAAGCAGTAGCAGTTACTCTGGAACATCAACAACTTATTCCGCAGGTGGTGGAGGTGCGGCGAACGGTGCTGGAGGTGTTGGCGGTTCTGGAGTAAGTGGTGTTTCTGGAGCGGGTGCTATTACTAACAGTGCTACGGGTGGTTCGGGCAGTTCAACTGCTGGCGCTGGAGCAACAAACCGAGGTGGTGGTGGAGGCGGGTGCGGCTATCAGACAGGATCAGCAGGAAACGGTGGTTCTGGCGTGGTTATTGTTAGGTATCCAGATACTTACCCTGCTGCATCTGCAACAACTGGTACACCAGACGTTTCAACCAGTGGTGGTTATCGTATTTATAAATTCACCGGAGACGGTTCAATTACTTTTCCAGGATAGATATGGCTCACTTCGCAAAACTAGACGAAAACAATGTGGTACTTGAAGTCCATGTTGTTCATAACAACGAGTTGCTTGATCATAACGGCGTTGAACTGGAGCAGAAAGGTATCGACTTCTTAGTGGCATGGTCTGGTGGCTATCCACACTGGAAACAGACCAGCTACAACGGTAATAAACGTAAAAACTATGCAGGACTTGGCTATACGTTTGACGCTGCGCGTGACGCTTTTATTCCGCCAAAACCATCAGACGATGCAACCCTTGATGAAGTAACCTGCCAATGGATTGTTCCAAACCATAGCGGCGATTCCCTTGGAGCGTAAACCGTGGAACCAAACGCTAAAGACGTGGAGGCTAAATTGTCAACGCATGAAGCAGTCTGCGCTGAACGTTACGCGGGCATCAACGCCCGATTGAAACGTTTAGAGCAAATACTTATCGCAAGCGCAGGGGCCATTATCCTGTTGCTGATCAATACAACGTTCAAGTTGCACTGATATGTTTGACCTGTTATCCGGTGGACTTCTCGGTTCGATCTTTGGCGGCCTATTCAGGCTTGCGCCAGAGATCCTAAAGTTCATGGATAAGAAGAACGAGCGGCAACACGAACTCAATATGTTTCAACTCCAAACCGATTTGGAGAAAATGCGCGGCCAATTCAAGATGGAAGAGAAATACGTTGATCATTCCATTGCGCAACTCGATACGATCAAGGCCGCATTTGAAGAGCAAGCCGAAACCGCCAAATCAGCTGGTTGGTTCGTGGCGGCCATATCCGCGCTAGTCCGTCCAGGCATCACATGGTCGCTTTTCTTTATGTACGCAGCCGTGAAGGTTGCTGCCATCTATCTAGCGTTTGAATCGCAAGCAAGTTGGCATGACGTGTTAAACCAATCATGGGACTCGGATGACTTTGGCCTTTTCACCATGTGCGTGTCATTCTGGTTTGTTGGTCGCAGCATAGAGAAGTACCAGAAGCAATGAAAGAAGCTATCAAGATCGCCAAAGACTTATTGGTGGTTCCGTTTGAGGGATGCGCTAAGGTATTGCCAAACGGTATGGTTGCCGCCTATCCCGACCCTGGTTCTAATGGCGATCCTTACACCATAGGTTTCGGGACAACAGGGGCAGACGTAACGCCAACAACCGTTTGGTCAATGGCGGAATGTGAGAAGCGCTTAGAGGCTCACCTGATTCACTTTGCCACAGGACTTATCAAACTATCACCGAGGCTTGTTTCCGCCGCGCCACGCCGGTTCGCCGCTGTCCTGTCGTGGGCATACAATTGCGGACTAGGAAACTATCGGGTCTCAACGTTCAAGCGACGCATTGACGCAGGCGATTGGGCAGGGGCGCGCGAGGAGTGCGTGAAGTGGAACAAGGCGCGCGGACGTGTGATGCGTGGCTTAACGCGCAGACGTGAAGCTGAAGCACTTATGATGAGATAACCATGCTTGCACCGCTAAAAATACCACCGGGCGTATATAGGAATGGCACCAATTACCAGGCCGCGGGTAGGTATTGGGACGCCAATCTGGTTAGGTGGTATGAAGGAACGATGCGGCCTGTTGGCGGGTGGGTGAAAGCGTCAGGCGATACGTTTACAGGTTCAGCGCGTGGCATGTTTTCATGGCGTGACAACGATTACGATAAGTGGCTTGCAATTGGCACACATACCAAACTTTATGTTTGGAATGGCGGAAACTTTTACGATATAACGCCATCCGGTTATACAACTGGCAGATCATCATCGTTTACGGGTTACGGTTACGGCGCAGGTAGTTACGGAGCGTCAACCTGGGGAACCAAGCGATCTGTTGGCGCGGAACTTGATGCTACAACTTGGTCGCTCGATAACTGGGGCGAAAATCTTGTAGCGTGCGCCAACTCAGATGGGAAACTTTACGAGTGGGCGCTTAACACAGGGTCGGACGCCGCTGTCATCACAAACGCGCCAACCGAAAACACAGCACTCATTGTTACGCCAGAGCGTTATTTGTTTGCTTTGGGCGCTGGCGGTAACCCGCGTTTAGTGCAATGGTCAGACCAAGAGGACAACACAGTTTGGACGCCATCAGGAACGAATACCGCGGGATCGTTAGAGTTACAGACTAACGGTCGCATCCTGGCGGCAAAACGTGTGCGCGGCCAAATTTTGATCCTTACGGAAACTGACGCCCACGTCATGAATTACCTTGGGCCGCCATTGGTATATGGTCAGGAAAAGGTTGGTTCGTTTTGTGGCATGGTGGGCCCGCAAGCGTGCGCCGTCATTGAAGGCGGCGCGGTTTGGATGTCAGCCAAATCATTTTTCTTGTTTAACGGACAGATTCAACCGTTATCTTGCTCGGTTGGCGATTATGTGTTTACGGACATTAACCTTGATCAAACCGCCAAAGTGTATGCAGGGCAAAACTCGGCGTTTGGCGAAGTGTGGTGGTTCTATCCTTCAGCGTCATCAGACGAGGTTGATCGGTACGTCATTTGGAATTACCGAGAAAATCATTGGTCAATTGGCGCATTAACGCGAACATGCTGGACTGATGCAGGCGTTTTCCAATACCCGTTGGCGGTCGGAACAGATGGTTATCTTTACGAACATGAATCAGGATGGACAGATAACGGAACCCCTATCACGTCCACGCGTTACGCGGAATCAGGCCCGGTTGAACTGTCAACGGGTGATCGCTTTATGGCAGTGCGGCAAATATTGCCGGATGAAAAGTCACAAGGCCAAGTGAAGTTAACGTTTTACACGAAACCAACGCCAGAATCATCAAGCACAACTTATGGCCCCTATACCATGCAGCCGTACACGAATGCACGGTTCACAGGCCGCCAAGTAGCAATGCGCGTGGTTGGTAATGCTGATGCTGATTGGCGTGTTGGCACGATCCGTTTGGACGCTGTACCAGGTAGCGGGCGATGAGATTACCGACGCCGCCAAATACTTATTCGCAACCGCTTGAGCGTGAACGCAACCGCGCTTTGGAAAGTGCTGATGCGTTGAACTTGAAAAAGCTACAAGACGTTGAGTTTGTGGAGGGTATGCGGTTGATCCTTCGCTCGCCAAACGGAACGCGATACAGCATCACGGTTAATAATTCTGGCGTCATCAGTGCAACGTCGATCTAGAGGTAGACATGGCAACGAAACAAGACATACAGGCTTTGTACCAGCAGGCGCTTAACAGAGCGCCGCGTGACGATGAGGTGAATTGGTGGCTCATGTCCGCCAACAACGAAAAGTGGACGCCAGCACAGTTGCGCAGCGCGTTTTTGCGTGACGCGATACCTGAGCTTTACACGTCAGTCTTGGGGCGCGCACCGCAACCCAATGAAACAGCATACTGGGATTGGGCGCAAAACGAATTAGCAAGCCCAGAGAAACTGCGCAGCGAGTTTCTACGTTCAGCGCAACCAGAGATTGACATTAACGCAGCGCGTCAAGTAGGCGCTAAACGTACAACGCAAGGC